TTAATAAAGGATCATATTGTATTGAGTTAACGTACCAGCTTCCTGGATTATCTCCCCTCCTCGTACGTAAACCTTGCCGCCTACGGTACCGGTACCTCGCACTGCCAGCATATCGCCAGACAGTAGCTCTACTGTGCTGGTAGTACCGTCAGTGCTGCTTACTGTAGCCACTAGCGTTACGTCTTCCGGTATCAGGCTTTTGAACTGGGTCCAGATGTTAGGCATTGGTCACACTCCTTTCCGCTGTCAGCGTCTGCCGGACTATCAGCTCATCTTCACTGCTCTGTGCGCTGATACTGGTGCCAGTAATCTGGACTGGGTAGGTTTCGGCGGTGTCCTGCAGCTCTACCAGGTAGCCAGGCAGTATCAGGCCGGGGGCCTCGCCTTGCTGGGTGAGCCAGGTGGTTAGATTCATGGTTTCCCAGACGCCACCTTTGCCGATTTCTACGCGGCCGCGTTCATAGCCGGCGTTTTGGTGAGTAATCAGGTTATCCGTGATCTGGGGCGCCAGCACATCGCCAGCGGTACCGTCGCGGGTGACGGTGACAATTACCCCGCCATTGATGCCACCGGCAACGATAGCGCGGTTGTAAGCCGGGCGGCTGGTGTTGTCACTACTGATCTGCTGAACCAGGTCAGCGGGTAAGATCGCATCGAGCTGGGTACCAGCATTGCTCCAAAGATGCGGGCTTACGGGGTGGCGCGATTTGACGATCAGTGTTTTGCTAGCCGGGTCGCTCATGACGAATGCGCCAATACTTTCGGCAAGGCGTTTGATTGCGCCGATCGGGGTCAGTGTCTCGTAGCTGTAGGCACCAGCCGGAATAAGCCAGTCCTGTGCCTGCCAGTCCAACGTCCATCCTGTGTTCTGCAGCTCCAATTCAGCCAGCTGGCTGGCTGTGTAAGGTGCAGTGATCAACTTGCTGCGGGCCGGGGCATGAGGATCTGACAGCCAGCCAGATAGGCTCACACCTCGGATCGTAACGGTTTCGCCGTTGGCAAAGTCTCGCGTCGGTGCGCAGCCCCGTACCATGCCAGTGAACGTATGCCCATTGATCTCGCAGGCAATCTCTCTAGGGCCATTGCTGTCCGCCTTGAGCAGTGCCTTCTGTGAAGGGTCGGCTAGTGTTGCGTTGAAGCGCCAGCCCCAGGAGTCGGTATCGGTGGACCAGGTGACGTTGGTGGCCTCGATCTCGGTGCCGTCCGGGGTGCGGTAGAGTGTGATGCTCGGCATAAATATATAGACCTCTCTGATCGTGGGCTGAACGGGCCGATCTGCAGTTTCACCTGGCTCTGCGTTCCATCCCGGCTCTGCAATGTAATCTGGCAGCGGTCGGGTCCAGCTTCCGGCGCCCCATGGCACGGTTCGGCTTGTATCTGCGGTCGGTGATATTTCATGAGGGATGGCGACGCCTGGATCTGCCGGCCTAATCCCAACGGTGCGCTCTGGCTCTACCACTTCGACAATCTCACCGAAGTTGATTGCCCCAGCGTCTGGCGGGATGTAGTTCGGGTAACCTGCAGGCGTGAAATTGACAGCGTTCCAGAGCGGCGGCGTGTAGGTGATATCCTCGCCGCCTTCATCGGCTACAACTTCCGGGTCGAAAAATAAAGCGGTGCTGAACCAGCGGTAATGGCTTCCGCGATCCACTGCCGGCGGAATGAGCCAGGCCGGCAGCTGGTACCGATCGATATGGTCTTCAAAATCTGCCCACGGCAGGCCCTTGTTGATATCGGTGGGCAGCGGGTAGTTTTCGGGCAGCTCGGTGTCGCTGTCTGCCCAGGTATCAAAATCGCCCCATGGCTGCCCCTGTTCCCGTTCAACGACCGGCATCATGTTGATGGGGACGGCCGTTCCGGCATCGCGGTGCTCGCCCTCTGCCCACGCGCTGCCGGTCATCGTGTCTATCTTGTCCGATGCGGTGAAGCTGGCGTTAAGCTCTGCCTCTGGCTGTGTGGCCTTCGACCAGGGCAGGGTTTTGATATCGGCAGATAGTGCGGCCGTCGGTACCGGGTCGCCCCAGGCGGCGCTAAAGCTGACGGTTTCGGCCTGGTTGATGTTTATGGTCGCATCGATCGGGACGATAAACGTCAGCTGCAGGCTAACGGCTTCAGCGGGCTCGCTGACGGCCATTGAGGCGGTTGCCGGTGCGTCTGCCGTGATCTGGAACAGCACCGTTTCTGCCGGCTCTGTTACGGCCAGGGCAATGCCGATTTCTGGGAGGCTTGAAACCCCACCAAAGCGGACGTCATCCCACTGCGGCGGGGTGTAGCCATCCTCAAACGCGAAGTTGATAGCGCCCGCGTCGGGCGGTGCGTAGTCAAACGCTACCTCGGCCGCATTCCAGACCGGCGGCGTGTATCCGTCGCTAAAGCTGAAATCCAGCGCGGCCGGGTCTGGCGGGTAGTAGTGCTCGGCCATGCCGTTACTCGATCGTCAGCGAATCGGGGCGCAAAGGTCCACCCTGGACAAGTTCCAGGGTGTTCAGCTCAACAAAGGCGCCGCTGCCGGTCAGGTCGCAGTCGCCCTGGTAGATCCAGGTTCCGGCGCCGTTCTCCAGTCTGGCCCAGGCGGCAGTTCCGCCGGCGGTCACAAATTGAGTGACGGTTGCGACCAGCGTCAGCCTGCCATCTGCATCTACGGTACCGGCCGGCTGATCCAGTGCCAGAGTGCCGAGCAGTGCCGGGATCTCGCCCATGTCCTGCCAGGTGATGTCGTTATCTGTAACGGTTTCGCCGGTGGTCGGCCAGGTGGGCCCGGTACCGGCGCTGGTGCCGTCGTTTTCGGCGCGGTAGTAATGCAGGCCAGCGGTCACGTAGTCGCCGGTGGTGTAAGCGGTACTGACCGCGTGGGCTGGAATGGCATCGATCGCTCGGCCTTCGTCCGGCTGTCCGCCGGAGTAAAACAGCAAGGCGGCCGGGTTGGCGTCTGCGTCCATCAATCCGAGGCGGGCTTGCGCTACCACCACTTTTAATTCAGTGCTGCGGTAGAGCATTTAAACCTCCGGCGGCGGCGCTATCGGTCCGTGGACTTGGGGTTGGTAGCCGTTGTCGTAGATCGCCATGACGTAGGCGTTCCAGCGGCGCGGAAGCCTGAATGAATAGGTGCCATCGACCGGGGAGCTGGTTGTTTCCCACACCTTTGAGCCTGTATCGGCGTGGTAGGCTCTTAGCGTAGCCTGTACTGGCGTTCCGTCAGTGAGCGCTGTGACGCCAACCATGTCATAAGTTGGTTCTGTGTCCACGTCGGTTAAAGCTGCGGCTCCTGATACTTGTCCATAGGTATCACTACCAAAGGCTGTAACCGTACCATCGGTATGTAGGGCTAGTGAGTGTGCCCCTCCTCCAGCCACCTGCACCACCCCCGTCAATGCGTTTGCGATATTTGTAAGGGCTGCTGACAGACCTATGGCTGTTACCGTTCCGTCAGAATGCAAAGCCAGAAGGTGGTAATAACCGCACGAAATCTGGACCACATCCGTTAATCCGCCGGCACCTGTTACCTGCCCGGTATTATCCTGACCAAATGCCGTAACCGTTCCGTCTGAGTGGAGCGCTGCCGTAAATCCATAGCCGCATTCAATCTGCACCACATCTGTCAATGCGGCAGCGCCAGAAACTTTACTGTACTGGTCATACCCAAAACCAGTAACGGTTCCGTCTGAATGCAAAGCCATTGAGTGGTTCCAAAAGCCCCCCGCAACCTGCACAACATCAGTTAGCGCTGCTGCGCCTGATACTTGGCCGAGGTTATCAGAACCAAAGGCGGTAACGGTTCCATCAGAATGCAATGCAAGTGAATGATCGCCACCACCAGCAATCTGCACCACGTCGGTTAATGACGCGGCTGGGGATACTTGCCCTGATGCGTTATAGCCAAATGCGGTCATTGTTCCGTCAGCGTACAAAGCAAGCGTATGGTAGTTGCCACATGACACTTGGATTACGTTTGACAGCGTTGCCGCTCCAGTCGTCTGGCCATAGTTATTCTGCCCAAAGGCTGTGGCCGTACCATCGGTATGTAGAGCTATTGAGTGGTTTCCCCCTCCAGATATGGACCCTATGTGCTTATCATCGTAATAACTCATCCCGCATCCCCCCTGATCTGCAGCTTAAAGCTGTCATCCTCGGTTGTTGGTGTGCCGCTGACCGTGGTTCGCGCTATCCAGATCGGCGCGTGGGCGGCGTCGGTGTTGAAGCGCATCACGTAGTTGGTTGCCCATCCAGAGCCCCATCCGGCCGCCAGGATTGTGAAATACGGCGCCCCTGTCACCGGGTTAACCGGAGCGCAGTCGGTGCCGGTGTTGCCGGTGGCGATCTGGCCGCTGGTTTCACCAACTACATTGAAGGTGGTCGATCCGGTGAAGATGATCGCCCAGCGCTCGCGGATCGCGTTCTGGTTGTCCACCTGGATCGGGTAGAGCAGGTCGTTGTATTGGGCGGTTGTGGTGCTGCCGATCCGCGCATCGGACCATGTACCCGTCCAGGTTGCCTGACTAAACATGTGGTGCACTCGGCTGCCTAGGTCGCCAAAAATCAGCGCAGAGCTGATCCAGGTATCCGCCGGCTCGTAGGCGCGGCCGATCGCGCCAACCAGACTCAACTGGCCGTTGATCTGGGCCTCATTGACCAGGGCCATGTCCTCGATGCGGTACCGAGCCACCAGCGGTTGCGTGTAACCGGAAAGATCCAGCGGATCTGCCATGGTGACAGCGCCTGTTTCGCGGTTGACGGTATAGAGTGCGCCGTCTACCAGCGCCCCGGTCTGGTCCTCCAGGACGCAGCTCGCTAACTTGTCGAAGGCCAGTGTTTCGGTATCGTTGGCGGCCAGCGGGTTGCTCAGGGTTTCGGTTTTCGTGCTGTGTATGACGACGACCATGCCAGACCTAATGATCGGCACACGGCCGTCAATGGGCAGGCGCACTGGATCGAGCCCAAGGATCGAGGCGTCGAGCGGCATGTTGCTGTAAACAACGGCGTTGAACTTCATAGTGCCGGGATCCACCGGCGCCGGTACCCAGATGGTGCCGTCTTCCTCGATATCGTTTGCGTCGTACCAAAGCTGGGATTTCTGCGCGGCGGTCAGTGCACTATCGAGCACGAATTGCCCGAATCGAACATCGACAACGCCAGTTTCGTAGTCGATGGATCCGCTCATATCGGCGTTGCTGATCACGCCCTGTCCGTCCGGTGTTCCGGTAACGACCACGCCATCGATGCGGGTGGCGCGAAGGTAGAAGCTGGCAGGCCTCAGCGGTGCGCCTGGCGTGCGGAAATAAAGATCGTAGGCCAACCATGCGCCCATCTTGGTCAGCAGCGTTTTGATGGTGATGGCGTTACTTCCGCCGCCCTGGTAGCTGTCGAACTGGGCCACGCCTGTGGCGTAGTTGATTGATCCCATGGCCGTGGCGGCCCCGGTCTGGCGATTCCATCCAGCATAAAGGGTGCCTTCGCGGTCGATGATCGTCAGGCCGTTCCACACAAACTCCAGGCTGCCAGGCACGATCTGCCGAGTGGTGCTCGGTGTCAGGTTCACAGAGATATTCGGGATGGCAGCGCTTTCGCTCTGCGCAGTTGGTGTGACTGAATCCTGGGTGTAGCGGACGGCGATGCTGCCGTTCAGGGTGAAGGTTCGCGGCAGGTCGCGCTCATCATAGCCGCCCTCTGGATACACCCAGCCAGCGCGTTCGATGTACTCGATCCAGGTCACTGGCATGGTCACTGCGCCGGTGGCGTAGTTGATGGTGCCGCCGTTGCTTAATGTGCCGTTGCCGTTATCAGTGACGCGAGCGCTGCTGCTGCCCGTGTCATCCGCGCGGGTTCCCGCTATGCCTTCCAGCGCCGTTGTGTCGGTGGTGTAGGTGGTATCGAACTCTGCCACAAACGTGCCTACCTTGATCGGCGCGTTGGCGACGGTAAACGAGGCGTCATTGCCGCTGATGGAGTGGCTGACGGTTTCCTGCTCAGAGCCGCCGGTGTCGTAGCTGATCTGCAGGATGGCTCCGGAATCCGGCACTACTGAAGGCTGCAGGCCAACCTCGCCAATGCCATAAATGACGCGCCCGGTGCCGTCGCCCTGCAGGTTTCCTGCGCCGTCATCGGTGATGGTTTTTGTGGTGCCATCCACGTCATAGGTCAGCGTCAGCGAATTGGGCAGGATCTCTCCCTGGGCGACCGTAAACACAAGGTACGGCATTTCGCTGTCTGGGTCGGTGGTGCGGATCTCGTAATGTACCGGGGTGGTCCAGCTATAGATTACCCGGCTCGGCACATCGGGCAATCCGCCCAAGGTGGCCACCACTGATCCTGTGGCGTAGTTGATGGTGCCGGTGCCGCCGTATTCATCCACAAGGACGCCCTGTCCGCCGTCCTGCATGCGGTACCATTCGCCGTCGACCATGTAGTCCACAAACAGGGTTCCCGGTGCCGGAATCGGGCTCAGGGTTTTTACATAGTTGTAACCGCGATTTGCCAGCTCAATCAGCGTGCTGCCGGTCAGCGCCGTATCGTAGATCGCCACGGCCGGCGTGGCTGTAAAGGTGCGGGTTCCGGTGATGCTCAGGCCAGTAATCAGGCCGGTTTCGTAGTCGATCAGGCCGCGCTGGGTGCCGCCGGAGTCGCGCATAACGCCGGCGCCGTCATCGGTGTAGTCTCCAAAAGTGGTGCTGCCGCGCACCACCGGGCGGCCAAAACTTGCGGAGCTGTTGGCGATGGTCACGCTGACGGAATAAGCAGGCCCGGCCGCGACAATGTTGGCACGATCCACGCCGGCTTGAACGTCTACAACCGGGCTCTCTACTGTTGCGCTGGGGACCAGCTGGCCATAGATGGTTTCGGCCTTCACTGTCATGTCACCGGGGGCGATCGCCTCTTGCAGCTTAACAATGCCGTAATAGCGCGATGCATCGGCCACCTGGGTGGAGCGCAGCAGCGTCGGGCTGCCGTGGGCGCTGTAGCGTGATGCGGTTTGTGGACCTGGGAAGGTGTAAAGCAGCGGTGTGCCGATCTCCAGGGTATAAACGCGGCGGGTGAAGACGCCGGCGTTGTCCTCAAACTCCTGCTCGCCGTGCTCGATGCTATCGATGCGGACATACTGCTCGTTTCCGGTAAGATCGCCGCTACTGTCTTCTTCGCGCAGCAGGTAAACCTGCCCCACTTCAGGCAGTTTCGCGTCCAGGCGGCTGTACAGGCGCAGCATGCGCTGGCCTTCCAGCTGATCCCCCAGCAGCACGTAGGGCGACTCGGGGCCGCGCACCACGTAGCTCTCGATGCGGTCCTGCGCCTGGGTGCGCTCGTCGGTGTAGCTGCCAGTGGTGAACATGACGACCGAAACCCTGGGGTCATCCGGTGCGTCGGTCAGGATCGCGTGGCTGCCGTAGTACATGTCCTGGTTGGCTGTGCGGACGGCTGCAAATGCCTTGCGCAGGTTCACACGGCCGTATGTGCGATCGAGGCGACTGATATCGGGGAATAGGTTGTTCACCACTCCGTCCTCGATAACAACGGCACTCATCATGCCGCCGCCGTCCTCGGTGTCTGCCAGGCGCTCGGAGGCCATCAGTTTTATGTCGGTGTCTAGGATTGCCATTTCAGTCGCCTATTCCGAGTTTTTGTTTAACGCCGAACCAAACAAGGGTTCCTATCCCGACCAAGCCGGCCCATGCCCCGCCACTTGCCAGCTTTTCCAGCACCGCGGCGCGCACTCGTTGGCGCTGCTCTGATTCGCGGATCAGGGTCTGGATGAAGTCGTGGTGTTCCTTGTGCTCTGCATCCGGCATGGCGTTCATGCGATGCGTCAATTCGTTCAGGCACTTCCTTAGATCTTCCTGAACCAATCGCCCTCTAGTCCGCTCATCTTCAGCGCCTTGCACGATCTGCTGCAGGGCTTCTACCTTTCCCGTCAGATCGATGATGTGATCAATCGGCGATTTCTCGGGCATCAAGCCACCTCCATGAGCCGCAGCGTGAAGTAATACTTGTGGTTTGGTCCTGGATTCATGATCCGAGTGACCTGGTTCGCATCGATGGGCGGCCCGTTTTCACGATTCCAGATCACGGTGTGATCGGTGCCGTGATAACTCAGCGTCATCTCTAAACCGGGGGTTTCTGTCAGGGCGAATAGCGCGGTGATCGTTGAGCGAGGTACCCAGCAGGCATTGGCACCGCCAAACAGCGTCATTGGACGGCCGCCCACCTTGATGGCTTCATCGATCATCAACTTCCCGGTCAATGAGCGATCGGTGGCCTGGCGAACCGGGTTCCAATCGAACTCGTCCTGCCATTCCAGATCTTTGGGGAGTGGTATGCCTTCCAGGCTGATGGTCATAGGGCGCCTATAGTCTTGGTACAGTCTTGCTATAGGTGCCCGTTTTACAGCGGGGTTCTAGTGTTGTCTGTTAGCGCGAAACACTGGCCAGGCCTTCAAGTTCATCCAACAGACTAGAGGCGACTGATGGCTCGAAACGCCCCGGATACTGCCGACCACTGATATCGAATTTAACCACCACTTCATTGGACGCCGGAGCCTGTACCTGCTGACCCGGCTGCTGCAGTGGCCCCTGATTGCTGTTCACAAGATTGGAGGCCTGGGTCACGATACCCACTAGGTCAGCTTCCAGATCAGCAAAGCGGTTTCTCTGCGCCAGCAGGGCCTCGGCTGCTTTAACATCGCCGGCGGCAATATCTCGCTGGTACCGCGCCAGCTCATCATATTTGCCCTGCACCGCATCCGCCTGCTTGAGCGCTTGCTGCTGGGCTTGATCCCACCAGCGGTTCCAGCCGTCTATGCCTATACCGGTGTTGCTCGGAACATCGCCGGCGGCAATGTTCTGCAGCAGCAGATCAGCGGCATCTCCACGGCCTTGGGCGCGCAGCCTGTCAGCCACCTGATCGCGCATCGGCCGGTTGATGACTTCGTTGTCATCGTCGTCACTGTTGCTGCTGTTGCGATTGGCTCTCTCTTTCATCCGCTCGGCTTCATCACCCGCTTCCTTGAAGCCATCCGCCAGCTTGCCGACCTCTTCTACCAGTTTGCGGATCTCTTTTATCAGTTCGCCGATGGAACCGGTGCCGACCTTTTCGGTTTTCTCGATCTCCCGGTTCAGGTCTTCGATTTCATCAGTAGCCCCGCGCGCCGCCCCGCGCGTATTATCCAGTTCGGTTTTCAGCTTTTTGATCTGGGAGTCTGCGCCCTGGTAGGCGTCGGTCAGAGCCTTTCCGGACAGGGTGCCTTCACTACCCAATTCCTTGAGCGTCTGCTTAAGCAGTTCGGCATCAGCCTGAGTGCGCGTTCTTGAAAGGGCCGCATCGAACGCCTGCTGGATAACGGCGCCGCTATATTCGCCCGACCTTGCAATATCAACGAACGCCTCTGTGGCTTTCTTGCTGCCCTCAGTGACCTGGTTGGTGACCTCCTCCATATTGAGGCCGAGCGCAGAGAAAGCTTCATCGATCTCAGTCGCGGCTTCGCGGGCCTTTCCGGTGGCCAGATCAAACGCCTGCTGCAGCGCCTCACCGGTCAGGCGTCCCTCTTCGGCAGCCTTTTGAAGCACTGCTATAAGCGCTTCGACATCAGCCCGGGTGGTGGTCTGTGATAGCGCAGCGTCGAAAGCCTGTTTCAACTGATCGGAGGTGTACCGCCCAGACTCAACCAGAACCCTGAAGCTTTCTGTCGCGACACGGCCTTGCTCAGTCAGTGAACCGGTTACCGCATCAACGTCCAGCTTCAGCGCCTTCCAGGCGGCGCCGACACCTTCATTGATCTCTTTAAGCCGGGTATCTACCAGTTCCAGCGCGGCATCCATCTCATTGGAAGAAAGCACACCCTGAGCACCAAGCTGTCGAAGGCTGTCTGTCAGCTGATCTACCGCATCATTCGATTGGATTCCGTCCAGCGTTGAAGAGAAGGCCTGCAGCACCTGGTTGGAGGAGTAAACGCCGCGGTCAGCGAACGCCTGAAAGCTTGCGATGGCTTGAGTTTCAAAGTCGTTGACGCTTCCGGTTGCCTCGTTCAGCGAGTCGCTGATTTTGGACACGGCGCCAGCTTCAGATTCAGCGGCCTGCGCAGAGCGTGAAGCGGATGACTCAGCCGTGCTGGCCTTGCGCTCCAGGCTCTCAGAGAGGTAGTCCAGTTCCTGGCGCACCTCCTGAGTAACCTTTATGCGGACGGTATCGGATTGCGCTTCCTGTTCTGCCGTCCGCTTGCGCTCGGTCGCGTACTCCTTGGCGCGGCGAATCGCCTCCTCTTCCTCAACGCCTTGCGCCTTGAGCATGGCGATATGGTTGTTGAGCAGCGCGTTCTCTTCGTCCGTCAGGTCTTTAAGGATCCGCTTCTCGCCCGCGGCGCGCTGAATCGCCCGGGTCAGATCACGGTAGGCGGCATCGTTACCCTCAAGATAACCGGTGGTGTTGATGATGGTTTCAGCCGCCTGGCGCTGGGCAGCATCCATTCGGTCAAGCGCATCGCGGTTTTCGTTATAGGTATCGCGGAGGTCTTGGAACGCGCGTGATGATTCACCATTCAGTCGGTCCAGGTTGTCGTTGTAGCGCTTCACCTTACTTTCGATACGATCGAAGGCGTCTTCCTGTATCTTGCGCCACTTCTCTACGTCTTCGGTGTCGCCAAAGAACTCATTCCATGCAATACCGAGCTGAGCAAAACCACCGACCAGCAAATCCACATAGGCGGAAACCCGGTCAATTGTCATCGATAAGCCGGTGAGCAAGCCGTCAAACAAACTTACATCACCGAGAAGAGCCCCCAGCGACTTCCCTATACCATTGATAGTGCCGATGAAGTCAGCAAGCTGCAGAACCAAATCGGCGACCAACTCACCGAGCTCAGCAATACCCTCTTCGAGGTTATCAGTCCCATCATTCAGCTCATCCAGCTTGCGAGACAGGTCATCCGCGAACGCCTCACCCATGGCCGCCTGCAGCGTCCTGGCACGGTTGGCTAAACGGGTGAATCCACTTTCCAGAGAGGCTGCCTTCTTGGCCATCTCCTCGAAGTGCGCATTACCTTGGTCAAAGGCCGCGTTGGAACGATCAACTGCCGCTGTCAGCCCCTCGTGGCGCTGGGTCAGCAGGCCGAGGATACGGGCGTTCTCATCAGACTTGATGCCCAAATCAGAGAGGATTTGGTTAAGCGTAGCGCCACCATCCTGCATGCGGCCCATGCCAGCTACAAAGTCTGCAAATAGCTGAACTTTATCTTCACCAAAAGCGTTTTCGATCTCTTCAGCGGTCTTGCCGGTGATCCGCTGCAACTGCTCCATGGGAGCGCCACCGCCCTGCACCGCATCTGCAATATAACGGAAGGTACGGCCGATAACGGTACCAGTCCCCTCGGCCTGCAAGCCCATTTCCGCCATCGCAGCACTCAGGCCAAGTACCTCGGCGCTGGTCAGGTTGACGCTGGCGGTATCCGAGGCCAGGCGCTTGGCGAAGTGGACAATCTGCTCTTCAGTGGTCGCGCTGGTATTACCCAGTTCAGCGATGGCTGAAGAAACACCACGGACATTACTCTGGGCCTCGCCGGTCACGTTCAGGATCTGCGCAATCGCCTCGGCGGTCTCATCGCCGGCCAGGTCGGTAGCGGATGACAGCGCATCGATAGAGGTGGTGAACTCGCGGATATTCTCGGCTCCCTGAATACCCATACGCCCTGCGGACTCGGCTACATTGAGCAGTTCTGCCGCGGTGGTTGGCGTCACATCCCGCGACAGGCGCCGCATCTCATCGGCCAATCCGTTGATTTCGAAGCCGGCCAGTTCGGTGGTTTTCTGAAGGCCGAGCATAGCGTTTTCCTGCTCAACATAGGCGCCATATCCACCAGCCACGGCCTGCGCAGATCGTTGAGCCGACAACAGCACCGCATAAGCCTGCGCCAGCCGGCGGGTCATTTTGGCTAAGCTATCGGTGGACTTGTTGGCTCTATCGGTCACCCCTGGCGCACGCTCAATCTGGGTGACATAGGCGCTCATCTCCTGTCGCGTTTTCCGCACCTGATCTTCGGTAAGGTCAAACTTCTGGCGAAGCTCTTCGGTGGACTGCTCAAAGCGCTCTGAATCTATATTGCCCTGGCGGTAATCCTCCACCAGTTTTTTCAGGGCCAGACTGTACCGTTCTGTTGCCTTCTCTACGCGCTTGGTTTCTGCTTCCTGTTCTCGCAGAGCTTGGTTGGAACGGCGAGCAGATACCACCTGTTCCTCCATGGAGCGGCTGATATCTGCGACCTGTTTACGTGTCAGATCGGCACTGGTGCCCGCATCGCGTACCCGGCGCTGGTAGTCCTGCCAACTGATCTCGCCGCGCTCCAACTGCCCGATCTGGTCGCGAATCTCGGTGGTCAGTTTTTCGGTTTCAGCAGTAACTCTGGCCTGCTCTTCACGCTGCCGGGTGTAGGCGCGATACTGCTGCGTCAGCATGTCACCCTGCTTTCGGATCTCCTCGTTATAATCGGCCTGTGCCTTGGCCTGATCGCGCGCGGCATCCGCCTGTTCCTTGCCGCTGGATACCAGGCTGTCCTGCTTCTTACGAACTTCCTCCAGCTCCGCGGCCATGCGCTCAGATGAGCGCTGCATGAGAGACTGTTGTTCATCCACGTCTTTGATGGACAACCCCATGCTACGCAGGGAACCCGCAGTCTTATCGAACTCTTTCTGAGCCCGGTTGGTAGCGGTGCGGAAAGAGGCCATTTCGGCCCGAGCCTTAGCCAGTGAAGTGGCGGTTTTCAGGTTTTCGCCGTTGGCTTCCTTGTTGGCCTTGGCGAGCCGGTCAACCTCCTGGCGAGCCCTGGCCTGCAGTTCTGACAGGCGCTGTACTTCGGCTTCTTGCTCCCGGTAGGTTTCGGACAGGTCCAGTGCCCGCTGCATCTCGGTAAAGGCCTGCTGGGTTTCTTCAGCCTGGCCTGATAGTTCGACCAGCTCCTGGCGCACTTCTTCCGAGACGCTGGAATACTCATCCTCGCCCTGGATGATGAGTTTTACGATATCGTCATTCTTTCCGTTGCTGGCCATCTCGACTACCTGTTTTTGCGGGGCAAATAACCGTTATAAGCTGAACAAAAATGCCTGTCTGTCAGGTGCGTTCGCGCACTGAAAGCGCTAGCCTCAATACCAATCGCCCCTAGACAAGGAGGTCTTATGCGATTCATCTTCCGGCCGTTTTGCAAAATCCTTGGCCATAAGTGGAAATATCTATGCACCAATGAGTACGGGAAGGTGTTCGAGTGCCGGCGCTGCGGGAGAGTGTGGGCATCTGATACTGGCGTCATGCGCTGAGCCAATACTGAGGCAACAAAAAAGGGCCGCACTGGCGGCCCTTTCCGGTAAAGCAGGGATGCATTACGCCGCCATTTTGATGTTCGCGTACTTCGACTTTTCAGAACCGGATACGGTGTCATCACGCAGGATGGAAACCGTGAACTGAGCCGTAGCGTAGTCGTCAGAGATCAACGGCAGGCCACCGGTCGGAGACAGCTTGCAGCGGTGGAAAGTGCCCAGGTGCGGTTTACCGGAACGCACTTCGTTGAGGCCGTCGAAGTAAAACTCGTACTCTTCTCCCACTTCCAGCAGCATTTCCACGGTACGGGAGTTCAGCGCGGTATAGCTGACTTCGATATCAGCGGCGTCGGCAATATCACCTTCAAGGATCAGAATACCGCCGTTCTTCAGCTCGTAGTCGGTGCCTTCCACGTATGTGGTAGAAGCGCCGGTATTGGTCACAGTGACGGTATCGGACATATCCGGTACGTGATCGAGCTTGACCAAAGAGCCCTGAATACCAACGGTATGAGCCTCGGCAGACTGTGCACCGCCGGTTACCTCAGTGGCCTTACCTGCGGTCAAGCGCGCCACGTTGGAGGGGCTGAGGTTGGTCAGGGTAATGGTCGCAGTCATGGACTCAATAGAGTCCTGCTGATCGGCCAAGCCGCCACCGGCATTCTCATAATCCTGCATCTGCTGGGTGGCCACGGAGATCGCAATAGAGATCTCGGAAGCGTTGCCCATCGGCAGCAAACCCTCGGTACCTGAGCGCTTACGCAGGTAGCCGGTGCCCTTGCCCTTGTAGTATTCGTTCACCAGTACAGACATGGCTTACTCTCCTTTATTCAGCCACACGCTGGGCTTTCAGGATGTTGGCCTGGCCCGGTGTGCAGGTGATTTTTGCGCCCTTCTTGTATTCCTTACGGGCGAAGGTAGTGCCAGCCTCAGCCGTGACAGTCACGGTGACTTTGGCGGTATCGTTTGCGGCTTCAGTCGCCTTGGTTGTTTCTGTCACGGTCTTACTCCTTGCACAGAATGAACTCTTCCGAGATCACCAGGTAGTTTTCATCGCCCTGCTTCACTTCGGTACCATGGGTTTTGCCGAAGTAGACGGTATCGCCCACTTTGACTTCGCACTCCTTCACCGAGCCATCCGGCATAGTGAAAGATTCGTTGGCCGCTACCACTTCGCCGCGGTAGGGCTTCTCCAGCGCAGAGCCTGGCAAAACGATGCCACCAGCAGTCTTCGCTTCCTGTTCAATTACTTTCAAAACGATGTTGTCGCGGATCGGCTTAAGCATATTGTTCTGTCACCCTGAAACTGATTGCCTGGCTGAAAAATGCGTAGTCATCACCCGATTCAGGCGTATCGAAAGGACAGTCCTGAATGGTCAAATCTGAGATCTTCAGTCTCTGGTTTTCAGGGTCGAAAACAAGTGAACGGCGAACGTCTTTGAGCAGGTTAAGCAGATCGGTTACCGAGTCTTCAGAATCCTTGACGGAGACGGCGCCATCGATATGCACAGTCACCACATCAATAAGGCTTTCATTACCCGCGGTGGCGTTTTGCGGGGCGCTTGTCTTAGGACGGTAAGCAATGACCGGAAAGGCGATCGGCTCACGGTGGCGGTTCTTATTACTGAAGATAAACTCCAACCAGCCACGCTTGATGTTCGGGCTGTGGTTGTAGCCGTTGGCAGTAGAAATGGTTTCCAATCGACTCTTGATAAAATCGAGCCCTTCCAGAATATCGCTGGTCTTGTTCATGCGCCTATCGCCTTCATAAATCGTTGTTTGGCTTCGCTCATAGCCCTGGGTGCAACGCGGGCGCGGGAGTCATAGAAGTGCTGGTTCACCGATGGGCCGTAAAGCGCCTTGAAGCGCAACTGTTCCGCCGTCCGAACGCGACCGAACTGTTCCGCTCTCTCCTTGCCACCATGCTTGAAGTTGCGCGCTTCGCCCTTCTTGTACTTCACCAGGCGCTCTATGATCAGCGGCTTGCCGTTGGACTTTGCGCGAGGGATCACGAATGCGTTTCTAAGTACCCCACCACTTCTGCCACGCCGCACGCGCAGCCGGACACCCTTGCGACCCGGCATGACCTTGTAATCGAAGTTATCCGCGCGGGTTGCGCGTGAACGGGCACCTACCACCGCCTCTAGCCGCCCAGGGCTGGCCCTGCGCATTACGCGCACCTTGTTACCGATGTAATCGGATTTGATGCGGAAGTAGGCGTTCCACTCTTCGGCAGTCAAAGTAACGGTGTCTTCAGCGGCAAAGTTGACGGCATCGGCCAGCGCGGCCTCTATTTCATCTTCGCGCTTTTTCAGCTTGGACTTGATCTGTTCAAAGGCTGCAGAGTCGAACAGGTGGGCGCCGCTGCTTTGATACCTGGCCATTACCGCTCTCCGATAATGAACACCAGCTTGGCGGGGGTTTCGTCCTTAACGGCTTCCAGCAGGTAATCGATGCCGGTTTCCAGATCCTTCAGCGTGTCACCCAGCTTAGGATCGCTGTTGGCCCGGTCAAAGGTACCGGTGGCGACAATGCCGCCGAACATGCCGTCTTGGTACAGTTCTACTTTGCGGTTGATCACCACCATCACCGGGGTTTCTTCCTCGGTGGTGGCGTTGATCAGAATAGAAGCGTGACCCAGAACGTCATTAACGACGCTCTGGTTCTCATCCATGATGTCACGCAAAAGGGACATTAGACCGCCACGCCATTAAGGCGAACATCGGCCTCAGTGGTACCGGAGGCCAAAGCTTCCATAAACACACCGATTTCGGTGTTATCTGTGGCAGTGGTGGTCACGTAACCGTTGGTCGCATCCCAGTAGGCCTTGCCAAACTGGCCAGGGGTGTCGGTGGACAGCTTTGGCAGATTGAACACGCCTTCCACCGTGCCTACGCACTCATAACCTTCCGGCACCGAAAGCACCGGAATGACAACCAGTGAACCAACTACCAGGGGGATGCCCGCAGCAGCACCACCAGTCGGTGCAATAAAATCGACTGTTTCACCCTTCTGTACGAAGTTTTTCATCACTTATCTCCTGTACCTGTAAGAGGTGTCCGGCGCTTATTCAGCGCCGGTTGCCTTGGCCATACCGCGCCAGTCGATCAGACCTGCCCCGAAGTCCTTGCGAACTTTGATTTCCAGACCATCCACGTCAGTGCTGGTGTTCACTTCGGTGTACATCTCCTCTTCACCGGAGAGGTAGGCGTACTCGAAAGTGTCAGCCATCGCACTGAAGGCGTACCAGGCAGCGGGGTCGATTACAGACAGGCGCGGCTCAACGACGATTTCCATACGCTGACGCGGTGCCTGGTCTTCGATCTTCGCGGCCACGATACGCGGCAAAAGTAGGTCTTCCGCGGTGGTTTCTAGCTCTTCAGGTACCGCAATCGCGTCGTACATGATGTTCATGAACTGGCCGTCTACAGTCTTCTGCTTGCGGCCAAGAACGCGCAGGGCGGTGAGCGCAGCCTTGCTCAAAGCAGAACCGCTGGTAAGCAGGTTGCCGTGATCGGCATGGTACAGCGCCTTACCATCGGACATTTTGTGGTTAGCGGCTGCGCCTTTGATGAAGTCGTAGTTCAGGAGCAGGCCCCAAACGATATCGCTTTCGAGGCGAGCGCCAGCCGGACCAAACATCCGCGGGGTACGATCAATGGCGTTCATATCGTCATTGATCAGCATCTGGCGGGTGAAGCCGATTTTGCGGGCAAAGGTGCTGATGGCGTACTTCTCTTTCTGTTCAGAGAAGGTGCCAGCCTTGTACTCGCCGTGTTCACCCAGCGGCAGCAGGGACGGCGCATCACCAAGGCGGTACAGGTGCTTCTCGCGGAAATCGTTCACGGTGGCGCGACGACCCAGCCGCTGGAAGGTACGCGGGGTTTCGTTGTAGGCGTCCAGCAAATTCTTGTTCATTACGTTTTCAAGAATCAGCGGGAAGTCACTTGTCGAGTGCAGCGCACGCTCCGCGATCTTCTGGCGAGACATACCACGGATGCTGACGCCCTGACGCGCCAGCAGGTCGCGGGCCATTTCCATCATGGTCATGCCGGAGAATTCGCGGGCGCCATCGGTCATCTTGGCTCCACCCACGTTGGCGCGAACCATCAGATACTCTTCAGCGGAACGAACCAGCGCCTCACCGTGATCACGACGACCATCAGAGCGCAGATCCAGGTCGGTACCGTAAGACTTCAGATCGCCCGCCTGGCGGGTTTCGGCCATCTTGTCGAGCACCTGTTTGCGGAATTCATCGATCGCCACACCACGGCCAAAGGCGTCGATGGCAAAGTTATCGTCCAGGCCAGCAGCACGGGAGGCTTCCAGCATCGGGTTGAGTTGAGCCCGGGCATTGGCCGCAACCTGCTCTGTATCAACAGCGCGATTCTGCGGTTCAGCCGGAGTTTTGCGCTGCTCGGTAGCAGGCTGATCCTGCGGAGCATCTTCGCGCTTGTCGTCTACAGGTTTCGGCATCTCATCCACCTTAATTGTCAGTTTGACTTCGTGAGTTTCGGTATTCGCACGCTCGGCCTCACGGGTACCGTTCGTGGTTTCAAAGCTGACCGGGACGATGGACAGTTCCAGCGGTTCCCAGTCGACTGCTTTGCGTTTTTCGGTGCCGCCGGCTGGGCGCCCCACCTGGTATTCGTAGATCCGGTAGCCCAGCGACACATGGCGAAGAATTCCGTCAGCCACATCATTGAAAACGTCTTCATGATTGCGACTGAAACGGCAGGTGCCGACCAGCTGACCACCCTCGATACGCCACTCTTCCGTCACGCCGAGAACAGCATCAATCCCGGCGTATCGGTTATGGCTGTCCAGAACACTAAGGCCTTTATCAAGACGCTCAGCCCGAATGGCCTTGTCGCTGACTTCAAGCGACTCAAGAAAACGGGAGTCATTCCACCAGTCGTAGCGCTCCCCCTCTTCGCCGGTGGTGAACACCACTTCAACCGTCCGGTTTTCATGATCTACCGTGTCCGGCTTGAAAAACGCCTTACCCTTAAGGTTTGGCATCTGCTCTTTGCGGGTCGGCATACTCCGTCTCCCTGTTTCAATTACTGGCCATTTGTACAGCCGTTACTCGGGGGTGTCTGTTGTGGAATCGTCTTTATTTGCGCCAGCATTGCTGTCGCTATTACTGCTGGCCGAGTCGTTGTTATCCAGCTGATTACCGGCAAAGCTGAACTTGCTCGGATCGAAGTCGAACGGCAGATCACCCATGGTCGTTTTGGCTTCTTTCCAGGCCTCGATTGCATCCTCGAACTTGAGTCCGTATTTCTGGGTGAACTGCTGTGGCGTCATGGCGCCGGTGCGCACCTTGCGGATATCCACCTCAAGCTCTTCTTTCGGATTGACGGCAGATCGGGGCGGAAGCACCCATTTGCGGGTTACGTTCGGCTTACCAGATGTGACGGTGTAGATTTCATCGAACCAATCGTGAACGCGGTTCAGGCCTGGCAGCATCATGAAGTTCTGCCAGCGGTCCAGGTTGGTGTAGAACTCGCCACGCGCCAGACGGCCAGACGCCCAGGTCACCTTGCTGAAGTCGCCGGTTATCTGTTCGCGGGTAGTGCCAACACCCACGGCGATATCTTGAAGAACGTCACCATTGAAATCGGTGGTCTGGTTCAGATTCGGCGGGGTGACGGTGGTGATATCGGTGTTCTGATCGACATAAGCGATCATCCCCTTCTCGATTTCTGAGTATGGGGTGCCGTCTTCATCGCGCAGCGGGTTGGACTTATCACCCAGCCCCATATCCTTTGGCGGTTCTTTAATGATCACACCAAAGCAGGCTGCCATGTGCTGTAGAAGCAGGGTCGCGTCTCGCCATTCCTGACGCTGGTTGATCAGGTCGGCAACCGGGTGGTACCAACTAACGCCAAGGTGTTGGCCCGGGCGATCTTTCCAGTAGATATGGATAATCTCGCTGGCCGGGTAATACTTGCTCTCTTCGTAGTGCAGCCGGGTGGTCAGCCGGGTCTTCAGCCAGTATCCCTGGATGATGCCGTCGCCGTTGTACTGAATGCCGCTGACAATCTCGCCACCGCCATCGGTGAAGCCGGACTTACTTTCGTCCAGGTACTGTTGTTCCAGCGTTTGCAGGACCAGCGGAAATGCGAGGGCGTTGTTCATGACGCGACGAATAAATACGCCGCCAGACTCTACGACGGTACCGGCCCATAGGTGCTGTAACCCCCACAAGTTGTAGTGCCCTTCGTAGTCACAGGCGGTGCTGCTGGCCCATTCGTCAAAGGTGGTTTTGTACTTCTTCACCCGGCGCTCAGATCCGCCGATATAGTTGGGCTTGATGCCGTCGCCAACCATGTTGGAAGCGATCACTGCCTTGATTCGATTACCGATGGCGGTATTACGCACCAGATCCTGAGCGCCGCCGGCTAAGCCTTTGTGACCCCGCGCCGCCTCTTCAGCCGCACGCCCACCGGTGCGCTTATAACCGCCGGAGGTTCGAGTAGGCCGGGCAGCGTCGTAGTCGCGCAGCGCGGTCAGCATCATGCGGTCCCGCTGACGCTCTACCGCCTTGCTCGGCTTAACGACTTCATACCATTTATCGATCAGGTTCATTTAACCGTCCCAAAGCGTACCCGGCGAACACCCCGGGGCTTGTTGGCGTGCTCAATACCAAGTTCCGTTTCCATCAGTTCGATCGCTTCGCGCATCTGCTTCATGGACTGGTACTCAATCCAGGTATCACCCTCGCGCACACGCAGTACGCCACGGGCGTATGCCTTTTTGAGGTTGGCGAGTTGATCTGTGGTGAAGGTGGTCATTCACACACCTCTTCACGCGGATACGACACCGGGCCTGCTTCATAGGAAGAGATACACAGACCGTTTTCGTCAGTAATCGCATCAGGCAAAGGCAGAATTCCGCTGCCTTCCATCTCTTCAGCGACCTTTTGGATATAAACCGCGCAACGCTCACCGTAGTCCTCGACCGGAACTCCATCGTCATCAAGGATCTCTTCGAATTCGTCCGGGTTATCGGCGTAACGGGTGGCCCACTCGTTGAACACGGCGACCAACTGGCTTCGGGTGAGGTTCATGACTCGCTCCGGCATTGATATATGCCACCGAGTCTCCGGTGATCGGCGTCGAAAACAATTCCCTACTTGCGGAAGAATTTAGCGGGGCGCTTCTTGCGCTTAGGCGTGCTGGCGGGCTGCTCCGGTACCTGTTGGGGGGTGGTATCGGATGGTTTGTCTTGCGAGTCACCGGCTTTACCGTAACGGACTTCACGCTGCTGCCAGTCATTTTCATCCATGCGATCAAGCCCCAGCATGGCGGATCCGGCACGGGCATAGTTGCGGCAGTCAAGGAAGTGGTTATGGTCGCGGATTCGTTCCCACCGCTGAACCATGAAGCCTTTGTTGTCAGCCCGCTCGACCAATATCTCGGCAGTCAGCTGCTTGAAGTAGTCTTCATCCCACTCAGGGAAGTGGCAGTAACCGGTTGGCCACTCGCCACCGGCAGCCAGGGAATCGTCAGTGGGTCGCGCCAGCATCAGCCATTTGTACAGCTGCTCTTTCAGCACGTTGACACCCAGTGGCCACATCTTTATACCGCCATCCTTGCGCACACCATCGATCGTGATCTGCACTGGTTTAGGGTTGCCGATCATGGTGGTTAGTGATCCCTGCCCCTTGATCGCCCTTAACCGGGGTGTACCGATCTGGGCAACTGTGCTGTAAACCTCCTGGGTATCGTTCGATGAGTCGATCAGCGCCAGCTCTATCGGCATGGCGATGCCGTGCTGGTTGGTGTAGCGGGTTTCAAGAAACTTGGAGAGCTCTTCTTTCACCCGGTCTTCAGAGATATGACCCTCGATGACACCGGTATCGATAGACCAGCTACGCTTTTTACGCCCCCAGGCCACCACCTCAAAGATTAGATAGGTTTTCTGAACGTCGATACCGCAGGTGATCATGAGGCCGCCCGGCGGCACCTCGCCGATATTCCAGTGTTCACGGCGCTCATAGAGGCGCTGCCAGTCCGGCGCATCCCCTTTCTCGCGGTACACATCAGCCAAACGGGTGTTATAGAACGCCTTCAACGACTGCGAATTGTCGCCGGCATCCACGAACTCGCGCGCCAGTGCCACCACTGATATGAACGGAGACGCGAGCGCAGACGCTTTATAGCCGCGGTGGTGTGTCACCTCCGGCCGCTTCGGTACCCATTTGTGATTTGCGATTGACCAGAACCTATCACTCTCTGACCATACGTTGCCGCACTCATGACAGATGATGCGCGCCTTTTCCGGCCTCAGCTGCCCATGCTCATCTTCTGGAATATCTACGTGCTTAAACCAATCCAGCGCCTCAGAGTGCCCACAATGCCGGCAGGGCTGGTGAAATTCTCGCTGATCAGACTTCAGGTACTCCTGATGAATACGGGAGCGCCCTTCGACCGTTGGAGAGCAGGCGGTGATCTTCTTGGCCCGCCAGCCGTAGGTAGTGGCACGACCCCAAGCCACGTTGATCGGATCCCCCTCACCACCAGCGCCGCCTTCTGTCGCCCCCACGTTCAGCGGGTACTTATCGCACTCATCAAACAGCATGATTCGACAGGCGCGCATTGCCAGATCCGTTGGGTTCTGAGCCGATACAATCGAGATCTGACCGCCCGGGAACTGCTTCTGCAGGATGGTGTTACCCTGCCCCCGCCTGTTGCTGCTGAAGATATCCCTCACCGCCGGGGTCGCGGTGACCGACTTCACCAGACGCTCTTTCGACCAGGCTTCAGCCGTTTCCTTTTTCGGCGCCACATACATGATCGGCGACGGCTCCTGGTGCATATAGAACAGGGCCGCATTGATCATTAACTCGGTATTGTGAGTGGGGATCATGCCCTCGCCACACAGATATAGGTGGTCTGGCGAAGCGACAGCTATGCACTGGACAGGGACTGGATCTACCTCAGCCACATTGGTAATCCGGCGGCGTTTTGATTCGCTGACCCGGGTGTTGCCGGCGATATCTTTAAGCCTGGCTTGTTTGCGGTGCAATCGGAACAATGGTGTGTCTGAGTACGCCATAAAGGTAATGTGAAACGCATGCTTTGTTGGCTTCAGCACCGGCTTAAGCCCAAGCCCCCTAAGCAGTTCGATCACCTGGGCAGCGAAAGCGAAGCTGTTGGTGCAAAAGGCCGGGTGACCCTGTTTCGATATAGTGCCGTCTGTGTCCATCAAGCCCTGAAGCAGTGCCAGCCGCTGAGCTTTGCTAGCGCGAAGATAGCTGTCAGGTATGTGCTTGTTCTGGAGCACATCCAGTTCGCTCAACAGTTGGTGAAGTCGCTTATGCTTTCTGTCCCGGTATTGCGGGTTCTCTTTCCTTGGGTTGGAGCGAAGGCTTGCACAAGTACGGCAACGCTTTCCATCCTCAATAGGATGGCCGTAAGGGCACTCATCATCAGGCCGCACCGTTCCGACTAGCCACTCTCTGGTTCCGGTATCTGTTTCAGATTTCAGTTCAGCGGTATACCCGCAGGCCACTATCTCATCGATGATCTGCTGGTCTTTGGCGTGATTGGTAATACGCGACGAATAGCTGTGCCCATCTCCCAACCATGCGCCCAGCAAGTACGGATCAATAGGCAGTTCTGCTACCGGCAGGTCCAGCGGCGCTGTAAGCGGTATCGCGTACCGGTTTGCAGTCCGTCCGCCGCCGAGATTGCTTTTGAATGCCTGGCTTATCTCCAGCGTGTTGGTGACGCGGGTACACTGAGTCGATGACCGAGTTCTGCTGTCATCCACCTGCCACTTGTGCCCGGCATCCGCCACCACGCTAGTACCGTCAGAAAATTCGACACGAAAGCATCGATTGGCAGTCTTTATCTCCGACTTACCGAGCACCGGGTACGGCTTACCATCTGCGCCAAAAACGAGATCACCCGTGCGAAGATCACCCATTGTTAACCAGCCGGCAGGAGTTGGGATTGGCGTATCAAGCGCCAGCGCTTTCATCAACTGGATGCAACACATTACCGTCACTTCCTGAACGCTGGGATCGGTGATAGACATCATCGGTTCACGCGCAGCTTCCACGCGGTCAGTTCGCCACTTACCAGCTTCAGCAGAGTTATCAGGCAGGTAGCGGTATTCGTCCGCCCACTCAACCAGGTTGAGTTTCGGGGGCGGTTTCAGGTTGGCGCGGATGGCATCCTGCAGCCGGACCTGTATGTTGCGCCGGCAACGGAAGTGAAGCGGTTCAATCGCTGCTGTCATCATCCTCTACCGTGAAATCGGCCAGTTCTTCCAGCATCCGGTAAACCTCTTCCTCAAGGCGATTTTCGATAAAGGTGGCATCCTTATGCTCAAGCTGAGCAGCGTATTTCGGCAGCGCCATCAGACTGGCCCTGATCGTCGCCAGTGAGTGGCCGAGCTCTTCCAGAATGGCTTCAACGTCGCCGTACCGCTCCTCTTCCACGGCCAGGCTGATCTCTTCCTTTTTCATCTTCGCCAGCTCGGTGCGGCGTCGGATCTCATCTATATCCAGTTCGTCGGCATCGCTACCGCCTCGCGCTTTTTGTAGTTCGAGGTCCTTCCACCAGCGTATGCAGGCTGCAGAGTCATAACGCGGAGACTTACGGTGACCCTCATGGTCGTAGACCGGCATCCCCTTCTTGGTGAAGGTGGTTACCGACTGACGGCTGACCCCGAGGATTCGCGCCAGATCAGTTCCGTTGCAGATGGTGCCAAACCCACCATCTGAGTTACCCCCTTTGTGGTTGCTTCCGCTTTTCGCCATACCCAGACACCCGACTTTTCGACTCCCGCGACCATAGCGCCTGCCGCGGCGGTCGTCTGTCGCCGCCAAGTGCTTGATGGACTTAACAATCCTCGAAAAATCGGTGAGTGCGCGGATTCGGCGGGTCTACGGCCTCGCACGGGTGGGGTGGCCCAGATAGAACCTGCCCAGGGGCGGCCCGGCGCCTGGTGCCCGCCCTTCGCCGTTGTCGTTCGATGGATTGCGCGCGCGTTCGCGCTGGTCTGGCTGGTGCCTGGTGGCTGTCGTGGTCTGGTATGGCTGGCGCTCGATCGACTAAGCGTTGCCGCTTGAGCTGTCGCGCTGTTGCTGGTGCTGTCACCTGGTGTGATGTTGCTGAATAGTGGGCACAAAAAAGCCCAGCTCTCGGGCTGGGCTTTCTATGGTTAGCCGCACACTGCTGCTTGCGGTTCTTCTCTATCTTTATATTCTTCTGCAGCTCTGCGTCGAGCCTCGCTCGCCTTTTCTCGCAGCGCCTTCTTCTTTTCACTCTCTACAAATCGAGTAAGAACCTGTTTCATGAGCGGCTGATATCCTAGACCATTGATCTCCGCAATGGCCTTTAGGTCGTCGATCAGGCTGTTTGGCATTCTCACAGAGATTGACTTCAGCCCTACGGCTTCATCGAGAGCGCCATTATCAATCGGCGACCGCTTCGCGTGCTTCGGATCTTGGCCTAACTGACCACTATCCCAGGCTTCATCGGTACCTTTGATATTTTTCATGTCTATCCCCTAGATGGTTTTTTTGTGTGCTTATTCGTCTTCACCGAAAAACATCCGCATTTCCTTTCTACTAGGCTCATATGCGGTCTTTAAGTACACATTTTGATCATCACAGACCACAAAAACGACCTTTAGTCGCCTTCCATGATCCGTTTCAGCAATTAGCCAGTGTGTAGGAGGATCTGTTCTATTTTCCTCTCTATCATCAATTAAAGGATCTATCTCTCGATCTCTGTTGGCAAAGCACTGTACGACTTCTTTTCGCGACACACCGTGCTTATGTGTCAGTTTTTGCTGTATTTTCTCAGAAATGATCAGTGCCACAGAGCCGCTTCCCTTATTGATCCTACGCCACAAGTATATACAAAAATATGCGTTTATGTATATACAAGGCACATAAATGACCAATACAACCGATCACCAAACCATCTCTAAAAGTGCCGATTAACGGGACTTTTAGGACTCGAAACGATGTGACAACCATGAGCCTCACAGAAAGAATTTTAATACCGTCACGTATATGCATGCACATAAGCAACCAGCTTCAGGTATAGCCATGGCTCACGCCCCTCCCCCCCCACGGGCATGACTGATCATCAAACGTGCCTACAGGGGAACCCAGTAGCTATGCCTTTTAATATGAGGCAAGGTTTATACGGCAATTCATTGGGACCAGGACAGATATGGGCACTGAACAGTTTCAGCAGAGCATTTTTGATAACGCTTCAGCTGTAGGCGGACATGAAGGACATGCTGTTCGATCTTGCTTGCGGCACCTTCAGAGAGCCAAGCAACTGATAGAGGAAATGCCTGAGCTAGCCGTTTTCTCTGCGATCACGGCGCAGGAAGAAGCCGCAACTGCATTACTTCTCACGTTGCGAAAGAGAAAGTATACAGGCAGTGAAAAACTGAATATCCGGAATCACGTACATAAGACCGGTGTCCTGCCAATGGTTGAGTTGATCACGTCGGCATTTCTACCCGCTGCTACAGATTTTTCCGTGACATTGGGCTTTGCTGAGGAGGGGAAGCGGAAAGTCCTGAAATATAAAATTCCTTTCCGGATCAATAATGAGCAGTTTTATATGGAGCCTGTTCCGCCTCTACAAATTTTCTCAAAGGAGAAAGGCGGTCTTCCTCCGGACTATCACGCCAAAATCAGTAAGATAGCCACAGAAGCAGGTATCGACTCCATATTTGAACACATCAAAAAGCTCGCTAACGAGCGAAACCGAATGCTTTACGCATCGAGTTCTGGAATTCCTGAAGAGGTGAACCCAAGATCCCGGGTTCAGTATTTCGATGAAGCAGCCATGCGAACCCTGATTCTCTATCTGCTGATTGAGCCATATCACGAGAAACAAAATCTTGTTCAAGAAGCCCTGAGTGCATATATCAAGGTGCTGGAGCGTGTACCGCCAAACCTGGAATAGTTTTCACATCCGGTCACCAAACAGCGCCAGCTGGCGCCCCTTGTATGTCTCGACCCGACGCGGCGACCACGGGCCATACAGATAGCGCTTAGCCAGCTCCCTGGTGCTGCACCCACGGCTGGATGCTTTCTCACGGCACTTATCACAACAGTAACCATCATCCTCGATAGATGCCATTTCATAGATGCCGCGACACTCATTGCAGATCCCGAACGTCACATGCTTTGGCCCGCCTCGCTTGAGCATGGCGATTCGCCGCTTCTCTGCTGCCGCTGGCCCCTGGCACTTGCGGCATAGTCTCTGCTGCCCACGAGCCAGCTTGTCAGGGCTGACCTTTCTAACCGCCCCACAACCTTCACAGGCATGATCGATCATCGTGCGCGCCATCGCTGCTACTCCTCGCCTAATGCTCTGAGGTCTGCTTTATCGAGATTGCACTGCCAAAGCTGAAACTCCAGTCGTTTGGCATATTCATCAACCCCCAGGTTTTTCGTCCCCAGAGACGGACGCTCCGGGTAGGGGGTCTCCTGAATTAAGCTCTGCGGTATCGCTGGGCATTGATCCGGACGTATCAAGCCAGACTGGCTGCTGCAGGATGCTAATACGATCGGCAGTGACAACAGCGTGAGCACACGCATCAGCCTTCGCGTTCCTGAGTGCGTCAATCTGCTGTTCCAGGTTGCTCTGAACACGGTATGTCTCCCTTTTTTGTGCTGCGTACAGCTGGTCCAGTTGGGTGCGCTCATTGGCGGCGTACTCGTAACCTGACCGAAGCGTCTCGTTATCGGCCTGCAGCCGGCCTATCTCTTGATTCGCCGAAATCAGCGCCCAGATGGTGGTACCGCTCATACCTATCAGCGCCAGCCCGATTACAATCACTAGCCGGTTCAAAAATGATCCTCCTCGACAGCGCCCTTCTGCAGCTCAAGAAGCGCCTTAATTTGGTCCGACAGAGCGCCAAGTCGATCGCGTACCAGTAGATCCAATACTGTTTTCATCGGGACATACTCAGGCTTAGCAACATCAAGGAATCTGCCTTCTCTTAGGAGCGCCTGCCTGTACTCAAAAGCATCGTCACTAACCGTGAAAACACCTTCGACCTGGTAATCGTCAAACCCGGCCCGCACAGCCTGAACCATGTAAACCATCGCGCCATCAATACGACTTACCTGCATTTCCATAGTCACTTCACCCCCAGCAGCATTTCCGTCCAGTACCGCCAAATCCTCTGGACGTAGGTTTTCGTCTCTGTCGCGTGATCACCGGTAACCCGGGGTAAGCAGGCGATGATTTCGGCGTAGCCGTTGGCACCACCACATACCCGCTGGGAGGCCAGCACGTTTCCAGCGCCAGCGTTGTAACTGGCTGCGCCCAGGCTGTACCGATCAGAGTCAGGCCGTGGAGCGCTCCACATTCGCACCTGCCGCCCCTGGTAATAAGCGCCAGCGATGATCGCCGGCTCGGCCATATGCGGGCTCAGGTTCTGGTAACCCAGCTGCCGGCTCACCTCTAACCAGGTACCCGGCATAAACTGAGCAATCCCCCTTGCCCCTACCGGGCTGACGGCATCCGGGTTCAGCAGGCTCTCCTGGTACAGCTGCGCCTTCCAAAGTCGCCAGTCGTAACCAGGCAGCCACCGCTCAGCGGCCTGTTTGATTTCGGCGTCGTAACGGTCAGGAAAGGACCATGCCGAGGAGGACGCAGACACCAACAAAACGCAGGCCAAAATAAATCGCAGCCGGTTTAGGCTCATAGGTGATCCTCCCTACCGTTTCCTTGAAGTTGATACCGCCCATCCGGTCCAGCAGGCGTAGAGAAAGCCAGCCCATAAAAAGCGCCAGCAGCGCAAAGGCGAGTGTCAGCAGACTGCTGACCATCAACACGCCATCCATCGTCATTTGATCGATCATCACGTTCTCCCACTTTGTCGGTTAATCACGCTTTGCAGTTGTGCGGGGGTCTGGCCGGTACTGCGCCAGCTCCCTCACCTGTTTTTTTAATCTCTCAATCTCGCGCCTCTGCGAAATCACCAAACGCGCCAGCAAATCGTTCGCCTCACGCTCCGGTACCGCGGAGCCGTCGCTTAAAACCACGCCCAAACCGTTACAGTTTCCGCAGGTACACTCGTACAGAGAGCCACGCAGCAGGCCTGGCTGTTCCGGCAGGCACTTTGGGCATGGGTCAACGTCAGGCCGGGTGATCACCAGTCCAGGGCCAGCGCCCTTATCGAGCCGCCGCATCGCCCAGCCTCCGTTGCCGGGTTCCAAATAGAGCCAACATGGCGGCATCGCGGGTGTCCTGGTTGCTCTTCCCATACCAGCCGGTTACCTGGCGAAAAAACACCGCGTCTTTCTTGGCTTTCTTCGCAGTGCCCTGCAGGGGGGTAACCATTTCGTAGTTCGCACCCTGCCGCTCGAGCCAGTCACCAATGAACCGGCCAACCGCCTTCACCTGGCCCACGTTTTGGTTCACCTTGTCCCTCTTACCCCGAGATCCGCGGTCACGACCGGGCTTCTCGTAGTAGGTGCCATCGACTTCCACGTTCTCGAGCACATACTTGTACTGCTCGGGGTCGCTGTGCTCAGTGATAAATGCCTGCAGGTCGTGGTAGTGGAGCGCCAGCAGTTCCAGCACCTTTCCGTTTTCGGTAACAGCCACGCCGCATTTCACCAGGTCAGGATCGATCCCAATCTCACGCATCGCGAAGCCCCTCCAGTGCATTCAGAATCCGCTTACCCATCTCGCTAAAATCCGGCCCATGCGCTGCCATCAAATTGCGTCCGATCTGCTCCAGGTGCTGGCGCGGTAACCCCATGGTGGTAACGCAGACCTTCAGGTGGTCCTGCAGTAGTTCGGTCGCATTGCGCTGCGCTAGCTCCAGTACCAGCCCGATCTCTACGCGGCGATCCTCTTCAGTCAGAACTCCGAGCGTCATTGGCCGCTGCCCTCCTCTCATCACGTATCCTTTTCATCCGTGCCCTAATGTCATCCAGAAACGCGGGCTTCTGCTTCTTTGCCCACGCCAGCTTTTCTTCTTTCGTCATGCTGAAAAGCGCATTGGCCAGGCACTCGCGGCGATAGTCTTCTTGCGTTTGGCTACTCAACGATCAGGCCCCACTTTTTCAGCCGGTTAGAGAGCTTCGAGATGAAGTGATACCACCTACCGAAATCGCGCTTTTTGAGCTCTTGGTGCGTCTCAACGAGCAGTTCATCGCGCTCTCGGAGCGCCCGTGTGAGCCTTGAGTTTTCTTTCATGGCATCGTTTAGCTGGCGCCTCAGTTCTAAGCTCACGCTAGCCCCCGCTTCAAAGCAGCCAATGCTTCTTTACCAACTGCCACTTCAGACTTCGTTTTAATCCGGTTGCCGTTGGTGTGATGCTCCAAAGCGCCTGCCTTCGGCTTTGGCACCTCGAACTCAGCGCCAGCCATCACCGACTTGCACACATCGGCGTACACCGCACCGAACGCCTTCTGCATCCGGGTTGCCTCTTCACTGCGCAGTTCAAACCAACCAGTCCGGCGTCCTGCTTCGTAAACCGCCGGATGGCTCCAGGTGTGGGCGTAAATGGCGTGGGCGTGGTTGCAAGCTTCGTGGTAGGCGTCCCGCTCGCTGGGCAGACCCAGATCTTCAGGGGTCGGTTTGCACCACTGGATGAATTGCCCAACCGCAGGGAAAAAAGCGGATCCGCTGGCGCGGGCTTTCCGGGTGCCCAGTTTGATCTGCTCCATTTCGGTAATACCTGCTTCGAGCAGCGCCCGAACCCATACCTTCTTCGCCAGGTTCAGCTCCTGGGTAGTGGGGAAAGCCTGCTTCCACGCCGGGAATGAAGCCTGCAGCGACTTGAACAGATCGTTGACCTGTTTCGTGCCGGCTTCTCGCTGCTCTTCGGTCCATTCCGAGACGGATGCGATCTCGCCGGTGCGCTGGTGCTGCATGGCCTGGGTTGTCAGTTCAGTTACGGTTTTCATCACAGCACCTCATCCACGCCATCGATCCACTGGTCATCGTCAAAATCGACACCGGTACCGTCCGGGCCAGCAGGTGGTTTCCCGCCCTTCTTGGCCAGAATCATCTGCAGCCGGGTGCGCAGCTTGTGCTCCCACTGCGACTGGGTTTGCTCAAGGTTCTGGCCGATCCAGTAACTGCGGAATTCAGCGAGAATGGTTTCGGACTGCTCAGGCTCGAACTTGGACAGGTCTAACCTCGCCAGCCGGCAATGCTCTGCGAACTGAGCGTGAGGCTCCCAGTCCCAGGACATTGGAAACTTGCGGGGATCTACGGCTTTGCGGAATGGAACTACTGAGCTCTGTTCGCTTGGTTGATCAAACAGGCGTTGCTCGTGATCAGGGAGCTGATCAGCGGGGATGTGATCACTATCGACAGCGCCAGCAGCCTCATGTGTGCGGGCGTCGTCGTCTTCTATGACAGGTTCAGGAGAGTGACTGGTTCTGGGGTCAAGATCTGACCGGGTCAAGGGGTCAGAATCTGACCGGGGGGTATCACTATCTTGACCGGGTTCATCCTTGACCGGGTCAGGTTTTGACCCGGTCAGGTTTGCGTCCCCTTTCTTAATAGTCAGTAGATAAGCGTTGCTGCTTTTTCCATCGTTACGGGCGGTAACCTTGATAAACCCAGCAGCGGCCAGTGCCTTGATATGAGCCTTTACAGTGCTGCGGCCCATTTCGCACTGATCCGCCACATGCTGGTATGAAGGCCAGCATTCGCCCTTGTCATTCGCGTTATCCGCCAACTTAATCAGCACCAGTTTTCGACCAGGGTTGCCAATACGCGCCTGTAGAGCCTCAACCATAAGGACCATGCTCATCCGGCCACCCCCAGCTGTACCGCCTTCACTTTGTTAAATCGGCGCTCCATGCGGCGCTCGGCGTTGTACTGCTGGCGCTTTGCCTTCTGGTAGGCGGCGTAGGACTTACGGGTGCACAGCTGGAATGCCGGGTCGTTCACGTACTGCTCCCACTTCTCGCGAGGCATCGCCGCCATAAAACTGTTGCGCTGCGTTTCATATTCCTCCCGCGCCTGGCGGGTAATCTCTTTTGCTTCCATCACTTCTATGGCCACCACGCCCATCTCAAGCGTTGCCATCATGCTGTTCATACTCACGCGACAGCCTCCTGTGCCGGTTGATCGAACAGCATATGGGTGTGCTCACCATCCCAATCGGCTTTCATCACCAGTTCGTTTTTGAGATACATCTGGAACAAGCGCTTGGCGCCCCTCTTGGTCAGCAGCACCTTCTCGCAAGCACGGCCTTCCTCAGTTTTGAGCTTGCGTTCGGTGAAATATTTGTCGCGGTATGCGCCAGCAGAGCGGTAGCCGTGATCTGTCTTAATCAACAGGCGACGCTTGACCAGCGTTGGCTGCACCTGGTTGATATTCACGCCGTTCAGCATTCGGGCGAACGCTACCGGGGTCAGGCCGTCACTCAGGTTCTGCGCCAGCGAGTGGCAAGCGTCCTGCAGGCGCTCGGTTTCATGGGTTAGCGCCACTACCTGGCTGTTCAGATCTTCGATGGCGATGCGGGCTTGTGGGCTGAGATTTTGAATCCATGGCACAGCTTGCGCGTTAAAGCTTCCGGTCTTGCGGATTTCAGGTAGTACCTCTGAGGTGACCCACCGCTTAAAGCGCTTCGCCTCCGGCTTGCGGCTGGTTAGGATCAGGGAATAGAGCCCAGACTCATTGATGGTGCTCAGATTCTGACGGCCACCAAGGGTGTCGGTAGTAGCGACACCCTTCTCATCTTCATCGAGGCGGCCTAGTGCGTCTCGACTGTTCCTCAGCGCCAGCACTTCACACACATCGGCTGCCACAAACCACGGCTCACCATCGATCATCAGAGTGCGAACATTCAGTCCTTCAAAGCGAAATTCGGCCGGTTGTACATCCGGTATTGCTTGGGTCATAATCACCTCACTCACTGAGTACATGAAGCCCCGCTCTGGTCCCCACCTGTCGGGGCTTCGTCGTTTCTCTCCGGTCAAACCGGCCTGCCGTCTCGCGACGCGAGACCGGGGCGGTACCTAACCCGGATACCGGGAGATCGCTGGATCACCTCCTCAAGGCGGTTGCCTGCGATTCTTGTTGCGGTGCTGACACCCTCCCCCTCAGCACGTCACATTGCGTCCCGCAACGGGGAGCGGTCTTACTTCGTACTGCGTCATAGATCCTCATCGCCTGATGGCTCCGATCTGATACAGCTGGCCTCAACCTGACTTTTCAAACCGCTTTCCGTTGCCCTCTGTTGCTTAGCCCGCCAGAGGGATGCGGGCGATACCTTCAGCTACTAAGCCTTCGTGAAGTCCAGGTAGAAGGCGTCGCCTTCTTTAAACTTCCCGGCAAGTGCTGGGTTATTCACAACCATCGTCAGGTCAGCTGCCGGAGTGAACTGGGCGAATGTGTTGTTTTCGTCACTACCGTCTTCCGGATAAGCATCGTTACGGCATACGGCCCGCATGCTCAGCTGTTCTGAACCGTCGTCGCCCACTACCACCGAGTAGATCGCCATCTTTGCGCGCATTTCAGGCATTGCTATGTCCTCTTAATCGGTTACCAGGTAATTGAGTTGGCTTCCGCCTTCACCCAGAAAACCCCAATGAAGGGGCTGAATAGAGCCGGTTACGATCTCCGGCACCGGTACACTGCTCCGGTCGATCTGCCAGGAATATCAACTGACAGGAGGCAACCCTGTATTGACGCCCAGGGCGGGCTCTAATTTGGCGTTGCGGTCCCGCATGTCGCATAACTTCTGCGCCGTATCGGTACCCACAGGCTTACCGCAACTGAACGTGGCACTCAGCGCGCCATCCCTTATGACTATTCCGGCACCGCTTAACCGGTACCAAGTGTCACGTTCGGTTGCGCCTCCGGATTCACCGCCGGAGGACGGCCCAGCCAAGTAGTCAGCAAGGCTGGTACTGATCTCGCTCAGTAAGCGCCCTTTTCGCTCTCCCGGTTGGGCGACCGGTCATTGGGAACATGAACCCCCGGCTTGATGTTTATTCACCAAATGCGCTCGACTGCTGAGGAAGGGAGGTCCTCCTCCTGATTACGCATCGGCATTGCGAACACCCACGCTGCCACGCCCTCTCATCACACCACCGGCAGATAACCCGCTGCCGGCACCGGGAGTCCTGTGTTAGCGTTGGAGTTCCTACACACCACGCTAGACAGGGAATTCTTATGCTCATCTACCAGTTTCAATTTCGTGGAACCCCAACGAAGGGGTCTCCAGAATTTGGCGTACTCGCCGGCGCTCTGATCCACGCCTGGGTTTACGCCGACAATCAGGACGAAGCCCAGGCATCAGCCGCGGCGGCTGCAAAAGTCATGGACTTCGCGTGGCGCATCGACAGCCTTGAGCAAGTCGCTCAGCTGACGCCCGACGAGCTGCCGCCTCACTTGGGTAAACTCGAATCAGCGGACACAGCTCTTCAGCACCCAAGAGTTGTTCTTGAGTTTGTTGGCTATCCGATTGAGGAGCGGGATGATGAGTCTTTTGAAATTCGCCAGGTGAAGCCTTATCACCAGACGCCAAGCGACCAGCACTGACTTCATCGGACCGCGGTATTAATCCACGAACCGGCTCAAAACCTTGAAGGGCAGCAGCCATCCATACAGTGGCTTCCTGCCGCGTGGCGGGCCGGTAACTTTCATCACTCTGGCCTTCAACCATGCGCCTGAGCATCACGGTGCCGTCTTCGCGAAAACCGACGATCCAGCATTCAGGAAACTCGGCAATGTCTTGCATGATCAGTGTTTGCTGCTCTGTTAAAGCCATTACTTGTGCTCCTTGATCGCCAAACGCATCGCCATCAAAGAGTCGATTGCTTCAGCAACCTCCCGCTGCATGTCTGCCTTTTCGCGCTCGGTCAGGCGGCCGTCTTCCATGGCCTCGCGAGTCGCGCGAGAAACGTCGCCACACTCGCTGACCACTGTCAGCAGCGCTTCAACCAGAGAAACCGGCTTCTCCGGCTCTTTCAGCACCAGGGAGTTAATCCCCAGTTCCATCGCTACCGCTTCATGAATCGCAGTGCTGCCGGTGATTTTCTGGATGGCCACCGCCTCGCGCAGCGTGAGCTTGTTGAAATCGTTCTGGGAGTTGGCCTTGTTGATCAGCACCTGTTTGCTCATACCGAGCAGTGCGGCGATTTCCTTGCACTTGATTTCGGACTTGTGAACCGTGTCGTGAACGGCGATATCGATCTGATCCATTTTCAATGTCTCTTTTAAATGTGGTTTCTTGGCGCCAGCTCGTTAAGCTGCAAATGTGGATTCGGAGGAATTCCGCTTTAGCGCTCCGCCGGTGATCTCTTCCAACTGCCGAGCGCGCAGCTCAGGGATCTCTTCGGGCCACTTACTGATAGAGGGTTGGGATATGGGGTAACCAGCATCCGTCAGCTGACGCGCCAGCTCGTGCTGACTGCCAAAGTGCTTTAGGACTTCTGTCTTTGTCACGATTGATACCCCTAGTTATCACTTAATAGAGGCATGATAGCCTATGTTATCCCTGAGTCAACCGCAAAAATACCCTGGCCACGTTGTCCAGTTTTCAGGGGTCGATAACAATAGTTATATGGATAACGTCTCTCGAAATGTCGCCGCACTTATGACGGCGCTACAAATCAGTCAGCGCGAACTCGCCCGTAGGGCTGGGGTTTCGCAGCCGACTATTCACAAGATCGTCAAGGGTGGCGGTAGAGGTGGCACGGATCGAAGCAAATACATCGACAAGGTCGCAGAGGCGCTAGGCGTAAAGGTTGAAGATCTCTACAAAGAAACTACGCCAATAAGCTCATTTACTGGCGAAACGCCGCGACAGGCTAAGGACACCACCCCACTGTATCGAGGCATTACAGAGGAAAGGTATGCTCAGATCCCGGTGCGCAGCGGCGCCAGCCTCTCTGCTGGATCAGGCTTCTTTGTCGATGATGAGCAGGCCACTGAAACCGTGCCTGTCTCACTGGAAAGATTGCGTTCCCTCGGCGTTAGCCCATCATCCGCTGAAATAGTTAACGTCAGTGGCGAGTCGATGTTCCCGACACTCTGGGATGGCGACCAGGTGCTCGTTGATACGGCCAAAAATAGGCCGCAAAACGACAAGGTGTTCGCATTCCTGTTCGACGGTGAAACCCGGGTGAAGCGATTCAGCCGTAAACTGGATGGTAGCTGGCGCATCATCAGCGACAACGAAGACAAAAATCAGTACCCGGATGAAGTGCTGGCCAACCACAACATGGATATGATCAGCATCATCGGCGAGGTAATGATACTCACGTACCGCCGGATCTAAGGAAGGGATAATGTCTGACGGAAAAAAGTGCCTGAAATGCGGATTCGTCAACCAGCAGGAAGAAGCTGAAGCCTGTCCCGACTGCGGCGCTTACTACGCCAAAGTTGAAGCCCATCTGAACAACACCCAGAGCAACAAACCTGACCCCCGCCCTTCTGCCGGTCCGTCCCAGTTAGAGAAGTTTTCCAAGGCCCTGGTGGCAGCCAAAGAAGCGCCAGCCAAGGCGAAAGCAGAAGCCCGGCAATCGCAAAACACCCTCGTTAGAAACTACAAAGGCAAACAGGAAGAGGCGTTTGTGGAGTTCCAGAAAGATGCAGCCCTGCTGGAAGCCGAAGGTTTTGAACCGGTCAATCAGGTTTGGATCCCAGGAAGCTGGGGCTGCGGTTCGTTTCTGGTAGCGCTGGCGCTATGCCTGCTGATCATAGGCATCCTGGTGTTCATCTACATGATCATCGTCAAACCGGCAGGCACACTCACCGTCACGTACCGTCGTAAGTCGCATTCTCAAGATTCAGCGGCATAGTCTCCCTAAACGCTTTAAGTAGCCGCTCTTCCGATATAAGCCGGATATCCTGTCCGGCTTTTTTCCTCTCGATAGCCCCTTCTATTTTCCGACCTAGGTTACCGTGAACCCAGTCACGACTACCGAATGTCCCGATCGCCACATACTGTGTGGAACGGTTCGGATTTTTCTGACAAACACCTCCGCGCGCGACTATATCCTTTTCGATATCTCTCCGTTTACCGCTGCAAAACTCGCCAGTCAGAACAAAGGATTGATCAAGGAATGCAATATCGACCCCGTCGGTAATGGGAAGCTCTGTTGGCGCTAGCTTCCGAAGCTCCTCACCAGTTTCAATATCGACCTTCTTAGCCACTGCCTGAACCTGCCCGCCAGTGATAGCCAGTATCATATCCAGCACATCTTTGGCTTCACCTTCGTCCAGCACATCATCGCTCAGTACATCTGTCAGGCGCTCGTATAGCACGTCGCCTGGGTAGGTAGCCGTAAGCTCGGCGTTATCAGATAGCCACTCCAAAAGCTGTACAGCCTCCGTCTGGTTCACTTGGCCATCAAAAGCGATACCTCGACAAATCCCAATCAGTTCGTCCACATCGCGGGTTTTCCTTGCCACCCGCTGAAGCCGCGCAGTGATTGGCTGTCCGTTGTCATCCACTGGTATATCCATTTCCCTCTCCTTGTTTAATTTCCCTTCAACAAGACAAGCACCTAAGCGTGATCTGACCAACCGTACACAAAAAAATATAACCTAGGTTATTGACCTTAACGATAACCAACACTATCGTTAGTGATAACTTTGGTTATCAATTAAGAAAGAGGCCGATAATGCTCGACCAACTCACCACAGGCGCATTCATCGCACTACTGGTCATCGCCATCTCTGGCGGCGCTCTGTTTATCGGCTTCTGGGCAGCAGTCGTACTGGTCTGGGCAGTTAAAGGCCCAGCGGCAGCCCGCCAGTTCATCAGGGAGGAATGGTAATGCAGCAACTCAGCCACTACCTGGACGGCCTAATGCGCGACCACATCAGCGCCAGCATCCCGGCAGAGCCGAAGCAGATTAGTGACGACGCCTTTTTCTGGGCCGTTCAGGATCTCAACGCAGACGACCGATCCGATGTACTGGTCCGCACCCTCAGCATGATCGAAGGCGCCGCGGTTACCGACACCGCCGCCCGCGACCTGCTGGAGCAGATCAAACGCTCCGTAAGTGAGCGCTTCAACCTGAACCTGGCGAATGGCGCCAGCAGTTCACAACACAGCAGTACCCATAACCTCTGAGAGGAAACCGCTATGTCTACCAACCTGCAAGAACTGCTGCCCGACCTCGATGGCGGCGTATTTGAACAGAAGATCGCAACCATGCTGTCCGAGGTCGCCCTGGGCGTCGTGACCCATGGCCGTCAGGGCAAGGTCACTGTCGAGTTCGACATGAAACAGATCGGCGAAACCCAGCAAGTCGCCATGAAACACACCCTGAAGTATCAGAAGCCGACCAAGCGGGGTAAGGCAACTGAAGAGGACTCCACCGAAACCCCGCTCTATGTGGCGAACAATGGCGACCTCGCCCTATTCCACCACGATCAAACATCCTTCGGTTTCATGAACCGCAAACAGAAAGCAGAACAGGAGTAACACCCGATGTCTTTGACACCTGAAGCAATCAACCGAATTGGCGAACTGGCCACCGCATCCGCCGGGTTACTGCCGCACGAGCTGAAAGACGAAGCGGTGCTTGTCCCGGAATATATGTCGATCCGGGATCTTGAAAAGTACCTGCCCAACCGTCGCCGGTTCCGCGGCACGATGGAAACCGACAACATCGCCGCTTTCTGCGAATACGTGAAGGGCCAGAGTTCTGCTGAAGTGTTCATCGAAGCAGAAAAGATGCGTGCGGTCGCCTTCTTCGATATGGGAAACAGTGCTTCGCCTGGCCACTGCGAACATAAGGCTGTTATCCAGCTGCGCAGCTCAGCACCGTATAAAGCCATCAAGAACGTTGATGGCGAAGCTATGAGCCAGAAAAGCCTCGCTGAATGGATTGAAGACTGGCGCCGTTACCTCAACTGCTTCGACGACGCGAACGAAGATCTCCACACGCAGAAGGCATTAGCTTCCGTTCGCAAGATGACCATCGAAACCGCGCGAAAACTGGAGTCTGATCAGCAGAATATGGGCCACAAGCTGTCCGCAATGGAACAGATCGATGTGAAGTCCGAAGGTGCACAGCTCGGTGGCGTGAACTTCACCTGCGAGCCTTACACCGGCTTCCAGCTGCGTACATTCTCCATGCCGCTTTCGGCGCTCACAGGCTCCGAGAACATCCGTCTGAAGCTGCGCATTCAGGAGCTGGATGCCATTCAGGAAGAAATCCTCGAAGAGTTCCGCAACAAGATCAGTTCGGCCCTCACCGGTGACGACTTCAAGATCTGGATGGGCTCTTTCAGCTCCTAACCAAGCTGCGTAGCGGGCAATAAGACGGCTGGCGTCATGATCGGCGCCAGCTGCACCAGCAACTCGGAGAAACGGCATGTTGAGCAAAGATTTGTGTGAACGGATATGGCACTGCCATCGGGAAATAGACGCCGGCTTGGCGCTGCTTGTTGAGGTTGAAAAAATAGCCGCTGAAAACATTAAACGGCGCCAGCAGGGGGATGCAGAGCAAGGCATCACCGACAAATTCGGACGTGACCAGCACCTTCAGCTTGGAGTCCCGACCAGCGATAACTCACATCGTCTTTATAGCGTGTCGTTCGAGTTGGCTATGCCGGTTATCCGGGCTCACATCTCCAACAAAAAGGCCGAGCTCACAGAGTTGAACGAAGTGGCCAAGCTGGAGATGTCGGTATGAGCTTCCTTAACCCAACCACCTGGCCCCTGTTTGCCAAAAAACCGAGGACCGAGGTGGCAAAGCCGTATTACCCCTACATCATGATCGATGGGGAAACCGCCGGCACCGGGCCGACCTCTGCCCTCTTCTCCATCGGCGCGGTGGCCTACAACCCAATGACCGGTGAAGTCGATATCGATAACGCCTTCTGCAGCAATATCGACCTGCAGAGCTGTATCGATGCCGGGCTCACCATCGACGGTGAAGCCATCTACTGGTGGCTCGAGCGCAGCACTGAGGCCAGGGCTGGCATATGTGAAGCGACAACCACCACCGAGATCGATGAAAACGGCACCAGGCGCCAGCACACCAAGCGTTATTCGCTGCTTGAGGTGCTGACCGACTTCAGCGACTGGATGGCTCCCTATAACGCCGAATACTGCCGCATCAACAAGCCGCGTCATGAGGGTGTCGCCAGCGCAATGGCATGGAGCAACGGCGCAGACTTTGACCTCCCGATCCTCGCGAACGCCTATCGCGCCATCGGCCACGCTAAGCCCTGGGCGGCGTTCCAGGGCCGCTGCTACCGCACTGATAAAAGCGCTGGCTGGGGCATCAAGATGGAGCGCACAGGCACTCACCACAATGCGCTTGATGACGCCATCAGTCAGGCCCAGCACCACATCGATATCGTCAATGAGCTCCGCAGCGCAAGGCGCGCCCTGGCACAACAGAGACTGCAAACGCCCGTCATCAAGGAGGTAGCCAAGTCATGAAAAGCACTCGAGACATTGCCGAGGCCGGAATGCGAGCCGCCTGCCTCTACAAACGCAGTCCGGAAGAGTTCGGATCCGCCGATATCATCGCCGCCGATCACGACCTGCTCCAGGCACACATCGCATCTGGCGACATGGATGCAGAGTCGATCGCCAGAGCGCACCGGACTCTTGCGCTGATCAAGTCCGGACAGAAACGGGTTTAAGGAGAGTCTCATGGGATATTACGTATCTACCCTATTCGTACCGTTGACGCCTGACGAGCTGGACAACTGGTTCAAGGCACACGCCATGCTGGACCTGGACCCCATCATCCCGGTACCGGAAATGGGCGATGACGACAGCCAGCCGGCCCGGTACCGCGGGCCAGCAGAGACAGTGCATGTGCCCCGTTACGTCGACCTCAGCAAGTCGTCAATGACCATTAGCCAGCAGTGCGAAGAGGCTGGAGAAACCGGTATCTGCGCCGACGGCCAGCGCTGCGGCCCGGCGTATTGCCAGTGGTGCCCGAACCGTGCCGAGTGCGCGCCAGCCCCCGTTCAAGATTTCGGCGAATCAGACAGCATTCCCGATCGCTACCGCTGCATCGACTGCAAAGATCCGCTTACAGATGGAGAGCGCCAGCAGTGCCACATCTGCGAGGCCGAGGATCTGCGCGAGCAGGAACTGAACCTTGAAGGCACTATAACGATTGAGCTTTCGGAAGAAGATCAGCATGCACTTGAGGCGCTACTTAATTATGAGGAGCCCGCTGAAGTCCCCTCAAATGACAGCGATCTTGGCTGGAACGGGCCGAAAGATGGCTTACCTCCGGTAGGAACTGTTTGCGAAGTTGATCACTGCAATGAATGGAAAGTCTGCGAGGTTATTGCCCACTTCAAGCAGCGTGTAGCAATGGTTGCAGCCTTCACTTACGAATACTCAAGCGACGGGGGAAAAGGGCTGGATTCTCTTGTCGCTGAATGTTTTCGACCGTTGCGACGTTCCGAAGAGGATAAAGCAGTTAATGAGATGTCTTTAGTCATCTTTGAGGCCGGCTTTGATTCTGGGATCGATCACATAGGTTATGCCGAAGCGCTTTATGCCGCTGGCTACCGGAAGCAGGAAGCCCGCTCATGACCAGCACCCACAAAGAGGCTCAGCGCCTCCTCGCCCTGGACGCCCTTCAGTTCTCCGAACGCATTAACCCAGAGTGGGATACAGAGCGCCAGCTGCAGCACCTGCGTGAGCAGATCGCGATGGCTACGCGGCACTTGGAGAACGAGGCCGGCGAACAGTACGTCCTCATCAAGTCAGTCACGCCGGCAATGATCGAAGCTGCCGAAGAGGCTTACATGCCGTTCGGCGACATGGAGACTGCGTTGAATGCAGCCATCGCGGCGGCGCGGGAGGTTGGCCAGTGAACGCCGTCATCAACTCCTACTTCTCAGGCGGTGGCCTGCTCGATATCGGCCTGCTTCAGGCTGGCGTTAAGATCGGCCAGTCCTACGAGATTGATGCAACCTGCTGCCGAGTCCAGGGCGAAAACCTCGGAGCTCACGTCAAACAGGCCGATATCGCAGAGAAACTGGTCGAGGGCGACAGTGCTGACGGCATGGTGTTCACCTACCCCTGCACCAAGTACAGCGCTATTGCCGATATCCACGGCACCCGCACCGGTGATGAGCTGTTCCTGCATGCATTACGTCATCTGGCGATAGCCCGGCCAGAAGTGTACGCGGTTGAGAACGTCCCAGGGATGCGCGCCTTCCCTGTGGTGATGGAAGCCATGACCCGTATGCCGGATTACTTCGTGCAGGTCTTCTGTCCCATCGAATCCAGTACCTGGTTACCCCAGCGCCGGGACCGTCTGATCATCATTGGCAGCCGCCGTCGCTTTAACTGGCGACCGCCTGAGCTCGGCAGGCAGATACGGCTGGCAGACATTCTGGAAGACGAGCCGCGAATCACGCTACCCAAGGCCATCGCTGAGCGCATGAACGGCAAGTACCGCGACAAGCCGATCATTTCAGACCCGGCAAGAGGCGATATCGCCCCTACTTGCGTCGCGCACTACGCGAAGGATAAAAGCACCCGGCTGGTCGCCGATAAGCGCTTCCCGCTCGGCGTTCGCCCCTACTCCGTTCGCGAATACGCCCGCCTTCAGGGTGTTCCGGATTGGTACGAGTTCAACTGCTCCGATACCGACGCATACCGGATGATTGGCAACGGAGTCAGCGTGCCAGTGGGCGAATGGCTTGGTCGTGAATTTAAACGCTATTTCGGGCACTGAGGAGAAAGCCATGAACTACCAACCCAGTGAAACCCAGTGTGACCGCTGCTTGCGTGATCGCGCTGACTGCATCGGGAATATCGACTTCAGCGGCATGCTGAAGACGGCGCAGATCGACAACCATAAAGGCGAAACCACCATCGTCTGGTGTGACCAGTTCGACCGCCAGCTCGACCACCTGGCAGATCGGGCGGCACCGGAGGTGAGTAATGGCTGAAATGAAGATCATTCACATGTCGTTCGCCAAGATCTACGGATTCAAGTCGATCACTTTTGAGTGGCACGACTACCTTGGGCCGACATTCCTGCGCCGAAAGGATTACGAGCTTCGACCGGTGCGCTCAATACCGCTGCGCCAGTGGGGAGAGCTTGGCCAGTGGATGCGGTTATCTGATGTACAGAGAGAGGAGTACAGGCGGATATGAGCCACCACTGGGACTGGCAGCGAGCCTGCCGACAGGCTAACGGACATAGTGAGCGGAGGCAGAAATGATACGCGACGAAGCAAGAAACAAGTTCGCTGAAGCCGGGCTGAATTATTCAGATCTCACGCGGCAGAATCTGCAGCAGCTGCGCAATCTGATTAATCAGGAAATGATCGACTCAGGCCTGATCAAGGGTTCATACCGCTGCAGGCAGCGCCCGGTATTTAGGCCTGACGCTAAGCGTGGGCTATTTGCTCAGATTCAATGCAGAGCGTTCTATTTCGATGACCGCGAGGCTGTCAGCTTCAACCATACCGGCTTTATCGGATTTGCTGGCTGGGCTGATGACTCAAACATACAGCCGGTATTGAGCGGCTTCTGTAAGTGGGTGGAGGCGATGAAATCATGAGCAACGTAACCATGCAGGTGAAGCTATCACCCACACAGGCCGGGAAGCTTCTCCAGAAGAGTATGAAACTCGAAAAGGAAGTGGCTGAACAGGCAGCCGAGCTTGAAGCATTCAAACACTTCACCGACGAGATGCTGAGCATATCCTGGCAAGGCGGTGATGCAGGTGGCGACACCATTCAGGAATTAGCAGAGAAGCACGGACTGATTAAGGCCGTCACCCGAACAGAGCGGTGCGATGACGAATACTGCGCCTGCGCGGAGATCTCCGACTTCCCTCTCACCTGCTACCGCAAAACGTATATCGATCAGGAGTCACGGTCATGAGCGAATACACCCAAGGCATCTGCCAAGACGGCGCAGCGATCCTGCGTGACGGTCAGCCGATGACCATTGAAGAGATACTGGCGGCGCTGCGTAGTGGTGACCAGCAATCCGCCGAGATTGAGCGGTTGCGTGCAGATCGCGACAGCCAGCAACGGCTGTGCATAGATGCGATGCTGGAAGTTGATGAATTGAAGCAAGAGCGCGACCAGCTGAAAGAAGAGGTCCTTCGACTCGGCAGCGTGATAGTAGATCACGACCATGAGCGTGATCGGCTGAAGGCCGCAGTCGAAGCTCTGCGTATGCAGTTGATGGTCGTTAATGACATTGCCGGCGAGGCAATAGACACAAAAAGCTACGACTGGAATGTTAGAGCAACCAACGCAGTCAACTCGACCTACAGCCTACTGAAGAAAACGCCAGAACATAGCCTCGCCGCCCACGATGCCGAAGTCGCAGAAAATGCAATCAAGGCGCTGAGAGACTGGACGAGGCCGCTCAATACAGCCGATGGGGTTCACCAGGTTCACTACTTGAATGGTGCAGCTCGCGAGAAGATCGACATGTATCTCGGCCAACTCCGCGCCAGCGCTGAGGAGGTGAAGTCGTGAAACCTCAAGTTGAGCACGCTTGGGTTGTGTGCTCCGACTGGCATCTTCACCCGACAAACATACGAAGAACTCGCAGTGAGGCGATACAGGCTTTTATGGAGTACGTCGGCGAGCCGCGCCACCGCTGGGAAAGCTTCAGAAAGAAAGGCTGGCGTTGCAGTAGAGTTCGAATTGAAGAACTGACGTTCGGGAGGTGAAGTCATGAGCAAAGACTACTACAACGGCTGCTGTGAGTTCTCCACCTTCCTTGAAGGTTTCCTGTCTTCAGCGAGACGGAACAAGGTTCCACTGGTTTGTATTAACCGCCTGCAGGCTCGCCGACATTGGCGGATGGGTATGACTGGAAACGAAGCCCTGCTTACGCAGAGGATGGAGTTAGCGCGAGAAGGCGAATACAACGCCCTGACACCGGGCGGCAAAAGGAGCGCAAAGAGGAAGTAACTATGCAGCTTCAGAAATGGTCCACAGTTAACAAGCGCTACTTCGCAAGCCGGTCAGGCCCGAGCGAAAAGGAGTGGCAGGCCATGATCCGCGACGGAATCGTGAACGGCAGAATACTGGGAACGCTGACATACATCGATATCGATCAGATCGCAGCGTTTACCGAACTGCCGAGCCAATCAACAGAGGAAGCGGTGCCAGACCTACTGGCCTGACCGCTGTATTTAGCGAGATAGAACAATGGTGCGCCCAAAAAAAGACCGCTTCTTTAACGGCATCAAGCTAGAAGACAACCTGTACCCGGATAACCGTGGCAGGGATGGACACTGGCGTTACATGCGTCCGGACGGAACTTTCCGCCACTTCAACGCGGAAACGACTGAAGCGGCCAACCAGATCGCCAGCCACAACAACGCGCGGCGTGAGAATTATACCGGACCCAAGAAGCGAGGTTCGCAGTTCGGCACCCTGGCGCACTACGTTGATGAGTTTATCGATCACCGCGAAGAGCAGTCGCCCGATCTGAAAGCCAAGGGCAGTTGGCAGAACCGGTGCTATGCCCTGCGCCAGTTCACTCGCACCATCACCAAGCCGCTGGCACGACTGACCCGTGCCGACATCGATACCTGGTGGACTACCCTATCCCACCACCAACAGAAACTGCGCCATGCCGAGTTCAGGAAATTCTTTAACTACCTGATGGGCCGACAGCTTCTGCCAAACATGGATTACAACCCGTTCACGACAGCGGACGATAAACCACGGCTATATACCCGAAGTAAGCCGAAGCGCAAAACCAAGCGTCTCACCATCGAGGGATTTTGGCGAATCTACACCGCCGCCGGAGAGCTTGGATATACAGGCCTGCAGGTCGCGATGGGTATTAGTCTTCTGACCGGCATGCGTGAAGGCGATATTGTCGATCTCCGTCTCGATAAGGACGTTGCAGACGCGCTGATGCGCCGCGTGATTGGTAAATCGGCCAACCAGAAAGGCGATTATAAAGCGGCCAGGCTGAGCTGGAACATGGGGAGTTATGATCTACTGCGCCAGCTGGTACAGCGCGCCAGGGAGCTGTCCCTGCAGAATCGCCGCTGCCCGTTTGTGGTCAGCCAGTGGCCGAAACAGCGCAGGATGGGCAAAACCAAAACCCATATGGCCCAGGTCACCACTCGCCGTCTGATCAGCATGTTTGATGAGTCACGAAAGGCTGCAGGATTCACCGGCGAGAATGAACCGACCTTTCACAGCGTCCGGTCGCTGTTTGACAAACTGGCGTCCGATGCAGGGTATGATATCAAGCTGGTTCAACACGCCATGGCGCATTCATCCGAAGAGATGACCAGGGAATACTTGGAAGGCCACGAACTACCGTTCGAGCCGGTCGATATTGTGTTTACGGAAAAACAGATAGGAGGGAATTTCGGCTGA